AAGGCATTATAGCCTTCTGGGAACTAACTACTATAGGCAAACGTCTAAGGGAGATAAAGACCAAGGCCATATAGCCTACCCAGATAAAGCACAGGCTATAAAACATAGGCCAGACTCTGGCAATGGGAGAAGCAGTGTCTGCCAAGTGTTATAGTCTACGTAGTAGACCAAAGGGGGGGGCCATAGCCTACAGCCGACTACTATAGCCTCGTATAACCCATAATAGCGGCTTGTAACCGTATTGGGCCGTCTAATAACCCGGCATAGAGCCGCAACTGACGACTATAGTTCCGTAGGAACCTACGTAGGCGTTAGTACAACGCACGCGGTTGGTTGGCTGTCGTCGTTCCCCCCTGCGCCATGCGTATATAATATATAGCACCCATACAACGCTATATAAAATTTCCCAACTTTGTTAATATTAAATTTTTTATTATCAAAAATTATTTGTGTTCCCAAAGAGGCTATATTGCCTTTATATAATGTATTGGCTTTTGTTTCATGTGAAACATTTAATTGCTTATTAGAAAGCTGTGAGTTATAATTATTATAAATAGGAAAGGCTGTATTATGGCTAAAGATATTGTTTGGTTAGATTCTTTAAAAGCGTTAGATGCATTACGAGTATTAAAAGATGATTGTGAGCATCCACGCAATCGTGTGCGTTGGAAATTGTCTACTGCTGAGTATCATTGTCGTGAATGTCAAACATTGTTTTCTTATGACGAGGTAGCTGCTATTGTCAACTCAACTAACACAGCAACAAACTAAGCCTGCACGTAAAGGGTCGTCTACACAACTGTCTATTGCGTTTAGTAAAAAGCTTGTAGCTCAATATTATTTGCAGGGACGTACGCAATCAGATATGGTAGAAGAATTATCTATTTCTATGACTACCGTGCAAAAGTATTTAAGAGAGTTGCGTGAAGAGTGGAAAGTAAAAGCTTTATATGATTTTTCATTAGCTAAAGCTGAGCAATTAGCGCGTATTGATGAGGTTGAACGTGTAGCATGGGAAGGGTTTCATAAGTCTGTTCAAGGTTCTGTTTCTACTACGACCATGAAATCTAAGGGCAGTACTAGTTCTAAAATGAGAACTAAAACTAAGCCTTCTGTGTCTGACACTAAATGGTTAGATAAAATACAGTGGTGTGTAGAGCAACGATCTAAAATTTTAGGGTTGTATGCACCTAAAAAAATAGATCAAACTATAAAGAATGATCGCAAGCTAGAAGAAATGACAACAGAAGAATTGCTTAATCTTGCTGACAAACAAGCTATTGAGCCGTTATATGAAGTAGATGGTTCACTAAAAGAGTTTGGGCAGGATGGTGTTGAGATAGGATCTAAGGCAGGTGAAGAAGACTTAACTGCATAAAGGCGGTATTTTAATTGGGGTATACAGATCAAGAAAAAGATATTGAAGCAATTAGGCGTAAACAAGCTATACAAGAAGTTTTGCGTAGAAAAGAAGCGCAAGAGCATCTCATATCTTTTACACGATATACGTATCAAGATTTTGTTGTTAACTCTCACCATCAAGCGATAGCTAAGGCCTTAGAAAAAGTAGAGGCAGGCCTATGTAGACGCTTAATGATTTTTATGCCACCAAGACATGGCAAGTCTGAGTTAGCATCAAGACGGTTTCCTGCATGGTTTATGGGTAAGCACCCTAATCAACCTATTATTACCGCCTCGTATGGACAAGAACTTTCGTCAGATTTTGGTCGAGAAGTACGAAATATAGTAGACTCACAAGAATATAAAGCTGTTTTTCCAGAAGTTACATTGTCTGCCGATGCATCTGCTGCCCATAAATGGAAGATAGAAGATCATAGAGGCGAATACTTTGCTGTAGGTATAGGGACTGCAACTACAGGGCGTGGTGCTAAGATTTTACTTATAGATGACCCTCATAAGAATAGGGAAGAGGCAGATAGTTTAATAGAAAGAGAAAGGGTTTGGGGTTGGTATAGATCTACTGCATATACTCGTTTAATGCCACAAGGTGCTATAATATTGATTATGACTCGTTGGCATGATGATGATTTAGCAGGACGACTTATTAAGCAAGCTGAAGGAGATCCTAATATACCTAACTGGGAAATTATTTCCCTTCCTGCAGAAGCAGGTCTTAATGATCCGTTAGGACGCAAAGAAGGGGAAGCATTATGGCCCGAATGGTATAATAAAGCGGATCTTTTAGAAAGAAAAGCTGTCTTAGGGCATCGTGATTATATGGCGTTGTATCAACAAGAGCCTACTATTAATGAGGGTTCGTATTTTCAACGTGAATGGTTTGGCGAATATGATCGTGATGAGCTACCCCCAACTGACTATTTACGTTTTTATGCGTGTAGCGACTATGCAACGTCTGAGCGTAAAGGTGCTGACTATACAGTGCATGCAGTTTTTGCACTAGATGCCCAAGACCAGATCTATGTTATAGATGTTTGGCGCGATAGAAAGCAGCCAAATGATTGGATAGAAGCTGCTATAGGGTTTATGCAACGATATAGACCTGTTGTTTGGGCTGAAGAACGAGGACAAATACTAAACTCTATTGGCCCTTTTTTACAACAACGCATGAAAGAAGAGGGTGTTTTTTGCTATAGAGAACAATATACCCCCTCAAAAGATAAAACTGTAAGAGCGCGATCTATACAAGGTAGGGCGCAAATGGGAATGGTTTTTTTCCCAAAAAAAGCTCCTTGGAAAAATGAGCTTATAGAAGAACTTGTAAAGTTCCCTGCGGCTAAACATGATGACTTTGTAGATGCTTTTTCTTTATTAGGGGTTATGCTTGACAATCTAAAAGGGGGTAAGCCAGAAGCTCCTCCTATGCAAAACCTTGAACCAAGAAACTTTACGTTTCAAGAAATGCGAGACAGGGCTAAGCGAAGAGCAAGAGGGTTGCGATCTGCAAGAGAAGCTCCTATAGCAGGATATCATGGCCCCTTAAATATTCCAGACGATCAAAATTATTGGGAACTGTCAGATTCATAGCCAAACTATTAGCTTGCAGAAATAGTTGTATTCATATAAGTTTCTATTAAATAATAGATAGGAAATTACAATGCCTATTAGTTATCCAACTAATAAAGAAGATCAGTTAGCGTTTTGGACTCGTAGGTTAGAGCATGCAATAGAGTATTGGACTCCAGTATTTGAGCCTTCGCAGGTTCTTATTGATATGTATAACAACGATCCTGCTACAACTAGAGAACGCGAAACACAACGACTTAATGTTGGTGATTACAAAGATCCGGGTATTCGATCAAAAGCTAATGTAGTGTTTGGTCATATTGATCAGTCTATAGCTAATATGGCTGCACATAACCCTACTTTTTCTATTACCCCTACCTCTAAAGCAGGTATTGGCTCAGAAAGAGTTGTAGGTAAAATATCTAATTATTGGTATCGAGAAACTTCACAGTTACGGCACGATAAGCGCGTTCTTTTAGATGCCTATCTTTCTCCTTTTGGAGCAAAAAAGATTGGGTATAAAGCAGATATAGAAGCGCGTATGATATCAGATAAACTTCTTAATCCCGGACAAGTCATAAATAATCCTTATGACGAATCGTTGTATCTGATAGCAGGTGAGCTAACAACTGTAATGCAAGAACAAAATCATGTGCAGCACATAGAAACGCACACACAGTTTTTGCAACAACCAGATTTAAATCCTCAAGCTGCTGCTATTATTGAAGAACATATAGCAGACCATCAGTATTATTTAGAACATCACGATCCACATCGTAATACTTCAGTTAAATGGGAGTCTCCTTTTGGTTTGCATTGGAATGCAGGAGATGTCTTAATTGATCCGCTTGCTGCAGATGGGTTGCATGACGCAAGATGGGTAGCATTTAGAACTGTGCGGCATATTGATGAAGTGTTATATGATGACTCCTTAGATTCAAGAGATCTTGAACCTAACCATCGTATAGCAGGTGCGCCAGAAACTGAACCAGAAAAGTTTACTACAGATGACTTTGGTTTAGTTGAGTCGTATGAGATATATGCTCGTAATCATATTACTAATGAAAATACTAAAGAAAATCTTTGGATTGAAATAGCTCCGTTTCATAACCGTTTTTTGCGTTATGAAAACGAATGGCCTGTACAATCATTAGAAGATTACCCTTTAGAAATACTGTCATTGCAAGATGGAGTTAATAGTTGGTTTACTAAAGGCCCACTTATTATGGGTGGTGCTGACTCTATGCAGTCAATGATGAATGAAATTTTAGACTCTTATATTTCAGTTATTAGAAAGCAAAAAAATCTATTCCTTTATGATCCTATGTTTATTAGAGAGGAAGAAATAGATGCTATCTTAGAAGCTGAAGATATGGAAGCATTTGAAGTAGAGGGATTGGTGCAAGCACAAGGTCGTGCAGTGCAAGCTATACAGTTTGGTGATATCCCTCCAGAAAAAGGCGATATCTTACGGTTAGTCCAAAGTATGTTTGATCGGGCTAATGGAACTCCTCAACCTATTTCTTTGCCAAGAACAGATTCTGCAACTGAAGCAAATATACACGACCGAAGAACTACCGCTAGAGAAGATGAACGAGCAGAAAAATTTGCTCAATATCAAATAAGAGTCGCTCGCAAGTTTTGGCAAATGACTACTGAGTTTAGGCCAGAGCGATTATTTTTAATAGATCCAAAAGCAAAAGAAGAAGTTCGTATATCAGAGCAAATGTCTCAAGGCGAGTATTCTTTTGAGATTGATGTAAGTTCAGCAGCCACAGCTTTAGCAGTTGAACGCAAACAGCATATGGATTTAATTTCGTTGATGCAAAATTTAAATGCAACATTGCGTGAACAAAACAATGGCGTTGGACCTAATATTGGTGAGCTAGTAAAAGATCTTCTAATACGTGGCTATAGAATACCAGATCCAGAAAGAATTTTACCTTTTCTTAATATGGATGAAAATATACAGAATCAATTACAAGACGTAATTAATCCTTTAGCTACCGCAGAAGGTGGAGGATTATTGTCAGAGTCTATTGTTGCTAGCCTTGCACAGCAACCACCACAACCACAGCAACCGCAGCCGCAACAACAACCTCAGCGAGATATTAGAACGCAACCTGTTCCAAGAGCTTCTGCTATAGAAGGAGAAGCATTGCGAACAGATACCAGAGCTATGCAATCACCAAGACAAACTGGAGAAGGTAGATAATGCCAAGGCCTAAGAAAACTGTTGAACCTACGCTTGCGGAAAAAGTGCAAGACGGATACGAGTCGCTTTTAAATGCTAGGGTTTCAATTGGTGAACGTGACGATAAGCTATACGTTTTAAGTGAAGGCGAATACAATTACATAGCTAATATTTTAAAAGAAGTCATAGACGCAGGATAATTATTATGATGGGATTTGGCGAAGAAGAAACAAATGAGGTAGAATCTTCTAAAGGCCCAAACTCTATGGAAGAGGATATGGGTGCAAAGCTTGAATTAATACGTATGAAGATTCATGCTATTGAAGATCCAGAAGATGAAAGATTGCCAGAACTTATTAAAGAACGTAGACTTTTAGAAAAGACTATGTTTAAAAATAAACGCATGAAGCAAATTAAAGAAGATTTAGAGCGTCTGATGAATGATGAGTTTGATGATATGTCATTTATGCCAATAGGATATTAAAATGAACAATCCAAGACTTAAAAGGGTTCGCAAAACTCCAGAAGGAGCACCAATGCAACCCGATTCTGTTGGTGCAAGGCCAATGCCTAAAGGTCGTAATGCTTCTCCGTCAAGAACTACGAGGCCGCAGGTAGATGCTAAAAGCAGAGAACGTGCTGCAAAAGACTCAGCGATGGCTAAAGCATCGCAAGCATTAGATGTTCCAACTGAAGCGTTAGAAGGTTTTTCATTGGAAGAGTTGCAAGTTCTTCCAAAAGCAATGGCTAAATTAGATGCTGTTGTAGCACAACGAAAAGCTTCTGAATCAATGGTAAAACGTGGAGTTGGTGAGGCTTTAAGAAATCTTAATTTTCCGGGCGAAAAAACAAGGCCTCAAATGGATGATGATTTAAAGCGTGAAATGACTATTAGACAAAAAAGAAGGTAATAAAACGATGCCTTTTTATGATTATTGTTGCAATACGTGCAATCTTCAAGTAGAAGAGCGAAGAGAATATAAAGATAGAAATACTATTAAAAAGTGTACTTCTTGCAATGGTAGTTTAGTTTATCAATTTCCTATGTCTGCAGCTAAAGGATATGTGCCTTTTGAGCCGTATTATGATGAATCGTTAGATGTAGACATACATGGATTGCGTCATAAACAGCAAGTTATGAAAGCTTTAGGGGTTATTGAAGCAGGTGACAAAGTTCATGGCGCAAGAAATTATGATAGCGATTCTTCAGAAGCAATTAAGCCTGTTTCTAAGCTAAGTGGTCGTACATTAGATGATCACCGTAGAGAAGCTGAAATAAGAGAAGAAGAGCGTAATAATTTTATGGTTAGTGATAATAACAATGAACTTAAAAAAGCTGATGATTTACCTTCATAAATCCCCCTCAAAGGAAAAAGTCGTATGAGCAATCAAGTGAGTGCAGTAGAAGAATTGCAGCAAATGGAAGCGCAGATTAATACAGACGCAATTAATAGTATGTTGAATCAGTCTGGCACGACTGAACGCAATGGTAACGCACAAGATTATAATGGCCCCAGTGATGGACTTCCAGAAAAATCTAATAGTGCGGAGAAACTTCCTTCGCGTGGAGATGTGCTAGCATTTTTGGAGCAAAATGCTGACTCGTTGCCCGGAGGTGCTGAATCTTTTAAAGAGATTCAAAGAAGTTTATCTTCTCAATCTTCTACTAACAAAGAGTTAAAAGAACGATTAGAAGCTTTAGAAAGTGCTAGTCAAAAAACTGAAGAGCCTTCTGAAGAAGAAGTCAGACGCAAAAATGTCTTGTCTCGGATACCACGGCATGAAAGAGAAAAGTTTCAAGCAATAATTGATGAGATGGGATTGGTTTCGCGTGATGAAATTGAACATGAAAAAGCTGTTGAAGAATCAACTAAACTTACTGCTCAATCAATTGAACAAGGTATTGAACAGTGGGGTGATGATTTTGGGCATATGGATGGCGATAAGTTTGTTTGGAACTCTGAAATCTTTGATGATGTAAGAGATTTGTATCGTCAGCTTAAAAGCCCAGAACAAGGCATTACGCCTAATCATTTGTTTATACTTCACAACTTTGATCGTTTAATTCAAGAAGCGGAACAACGGGGGGCTATGGGTCAACAAGGAAATGATCGAATGCAAAAGCTAGTTCGCGCAAACTCTATGCATCGGTCTTCTTCTTCAGTTGCTCGTAAAGATCCCGATCTTAGAGAAGAGGGTGACACGCTAGAAGACATTACTGCAAAAGCAGTGAAAAAAGCGTGGAACCGTATAGTTCATAACGGTTAGATAGGAGAAATCCATCATGGCAGTAGGTGAAAGCTCTCTAACGAGAGTATATGGGCCATTGCTAACGATGACTCTTGATGAAATTCTTTCTTCGGGAATGATTCAAGACAACGTTTATGAAATGGCAAAAACGCTTTCGTGGTTTCGCTCTGGCAATCGCATTAAAGTTTTGCAGGGTGGAGAACGGATTCGTATTCCCGTAATGACGGGTACAAACGGCACGTTTAAGTGGTATTCTGGTTATGACAACCTTAATATTACTCCGCAGATTGGGCAGACTACGGCTTGGTTTACGTATAAGCAAGCTGCGGTTGGTGTAGCAATTGATGGTCTAAGCTTGCGTTCCAACATGGGACCTGCTCAGATCAACGACATTATGACCGAAAAAGTTCGCCAAGCTGAACTTTCTTTGGGTGATGGTATTGCTACCGCTATTTTTTCTGACGGAACGGGTAGTGCTAACAAGCAGCTTACTGGTTTGGCTGCTGCTGTTGACACGACTCCTACCAATACTGTTTATGGCAGTATTGATCCTGCGGATAACACTGCGTGGCGCAACCGTGCCGTTGCTAGTGTAGGTAATGCGGCTTCTAATCTGGTTAGCAATATGCGATCAGTATACAATAGCTGCTCAAAGGGATCGGAAGGGTATTCTAGCTCTCCCGATTATATTGTTACTACGCAGACAATTCATGAAGCTCTTGAAGCTTTGATTGCTCCTCGCGTACGTTACGAGCAGAATCCTTCTGGTGGCGCAGATGCCGGTATTGAAACATTGAAGTTCAAGGGTGCTGAAGTTGTTTTTGATGACTACTGCACTGCTGGTACAATGTACATGCTGAACTCAGCACACATCATGATGTTTGTTCATGGTAAAGCTAACTTTGCTATGACGGACGAAGGTTTCCAGAAGCCTATTGATCAAGATGCATTGGTTGCTAATGTTCTTTTTCAAGGCAATATTGCCGTCAACAATCGTCGTAAGCTTGGCGTTTTGGCAGGTATAACTTAATAGATAGAGAGGTTATATCATGGCTGCAGGTGATGTAAACAGCAGAAACGTTAATTGTGTTGGTGACTTGGTAATGTTGTCTGGCACTATTGATGTGGATACAACCGCAAGAGCTTTTGCTATTGCTGACACTGGAACACGTATCGTTTCTTTTTCTCTGACGAATCAGAGTGCTGTAGGCGATGCATGCCAAGGTGTTAAAAATAGCAATGATGGGACTGAAAATACTGCTATGGGTTCAATTTATGTAGACGGTCCTGCCGCTGCTACAGTTGAATACACAGCATTTTGCACAGGCCCATTCTAAATTAATCACGAAGTGTACAGGAGTTTATTGATATGATCATGCAAACGGTTAATCGCTCAGACGCTGAAAAGGTTTGGGTGAATGTAACGAATGTTGATGGTCAGACTGTTACGACGCACTATCCAGTGTTTCTAATGACCAACAGCAAAAATACGTCTTCTGTAGGAACCAACGAAGCTGCTCAAGCTGCTAATGCTGCTACCGCAGGTGAAGGTTCTTTTATTGGCCTTGCCAATGAAGATATTGCTAACAATGACGTTGGTGAAGTGCAGGTTTATGGTTATCATGAGTCTGCTTTGATCTACCGCATTGTTGGTTCAGTAACTGTAATTCCGGGTCATCCGCTAGGTCCGGGCAATGCTGCTGCTTCAGTAGGCCTTGGCTCTACTGGTGCTACGCAAGGATTGCTTGGTCCTGTGGTTGCTCTTGATACGGTAACTGCAACCTTGCACTCTTTGGGTACGATTAATTACGCTAATCACGTATTTTTGCGCGCCCTATAATTTTTATAAAACCCCCCTCAAGAGGCCGAAGATGTTTGATACAATTAAGCAATGGGTAAAGCCTAACGACTCAAAAGGTCGTAGGCTTTACCGTTGCAGTTGTGGTGATTTATTTTGGAATGATTCACCCCAAATTGTCAAACGTAAACATGATGGGCATCGTTTTAGTTTGTGCGTTCATGGTTCTGTTTGGGAATTTTTTAAATTAAAAATGGGGTGGATTAAATGAAATTAGTAATTGGTATGCCGTGGTATAATGGGCCGGATGTGTCTTGTTTTGCTAAGCACATAGATTTTTGTATGTATTTACAAGAATTGAGAATGAGGTCAATTGTATACAATCAAATTGGTGAAAAGTATAACAATATTAAATGGCCTTCTATTAGTGATGACCCAGAAGCTGAGCCAACTGTAGAAGATCTTAAAAGATTAGGACAATTAGAAATAGGTCTGGTAGACTACTCAAGAACTTCTTTGCCGGGTAAAGCAAGAGAATTGATATGTGAAACAGCATTAGGTTGGGATGCAGACTATATAATGATGTGGGATGATGACATGCTGTTTAGTCATAGCACATTTTTAAAGCTTTTTAGGCATAATGTTTCAGTTGTAGCAGCATTAGCTTTTGCTGCAAGAGAACCGCATCAACCTGTAATAATGACTATTAAAGAAGATGTCTCTGCTACAGGACAAAAAATGATGCGTAGCGATATTGTCTTAGATTATCCAGAAAATAAGTTAATTAGTAATGCAGATGTTGGAGGGGCTATAGCGTTTGGTACTGGAGTCTTTTTAATGAAAGGCGAAGTATTAAAGCAAGTGCCACAACCTTGGTTTGAGTCAACTGGAGCAGGTGAAGACTTTTTCTTTTGCACAAAATGCCATCAGTATGATGTGCAGCGATATGTAGATACTGCTACTAAAACACAACACAAAAAATATGAGCCGCATTGGATTGATGAAAATTATTATAAAAAATATAGAGAGTTAAATCCAAACGCATATAAATCATTTTTTGGTTTAGAGGAGGATAATGTATGAGTCCTCTTTTAACAATAGCAATTCCTACATATCAAAATTACCAACAGCTTACATGGTGTTTAGAGTCTTTAATAGGTAATACAGAATTTCCTTTTAAAGTAATTATCATAAACAATGATTCAGACAAGCAATCTCAAGCATATATTCAATCTATTTGTGATAATATAGGCTTTAAAAATGTAGAAGTTTTGCAGCCCGGAACAAATTTAAAATGGATGGGGTCTATTAATTTAGCGTTAAATAAAACAGACACTCCATTTTTTTGTATGATGAATGATGATGTAGTGTTTTTGCCAGAGTCTAAAATTTTTTGGCGCAGCCTTATTAATCATTTTAATGATTCAAAAGTAGGTGCAGTAGGCCCATCTTCTAATTTTGTTGCAGGAAATCAAAATCTATTTAATATAAATCTGCCAATAATATTAGAGACAACACTCTTAATTGGGTTTTGCTTGCTAACAAAAACCGATCTTTTAAAAGAAATAGGTGGCTTAGACGAATCATTGCCCGGAGGCGATGATTTAGACTTGTCTATTAGATTAAATAAGTTGGGATATAAATTAGTAGCAGATCGCACAGCTTATTTACATCACATAGGTCAGCAAACAGGTCAAAGAGTTCATAAAAATTATTGGGACTCACAAGATCATCAAGAAGCAGTTGCAAATGCTATGATACAAAAACATGGCTTTATATCATGGCATAACTGTTTTCAATCAAAATGGGATTATATTGGAACAAATAAAGCAAATAGTGAAGGCGTTCCTCTATTAGAAGAAGATTGGTATAAAAAGCATCTTGATTCATTGAAGGGCAAAAAAGGTCTTAATTTAGGATGTGGAGCTAAAGGTGCTGATTATGAAGCATATGGACTTGATATTGCACGTAAAGGAGATCAAGGAGCGGGAGGCCGTAAATTAACAGAAGCTGTATTAGATACTACAGCAGATGCTACTAATTTACCAATGCAATCTAATACAATAGATTATATTATGGCTCCTCATATTTTAGAGCACTTATTAGATCCTTTTTCTGTATTAGATGAATGGAAAAGAGTTTTAAAACCATCGGGTGTTTTGCTTTTAACTATGCCTAATCATGATTTATTGCCAACTATGATATTGGATCATACGCATGTTCACGCATATAATCCAACATCTGCAAAAAATTTAATAGAAAAAGCAGGTTTTTTTATTGAAGAAATAGTTGAAAATATTCATGGAACATTGGCTGTAAAGGCAATAAAAAAGGAAAGCAACTGATGAGTCAAATATCTTTTGTTTATAATAGCGATATTAGAAATAATGGTACAGCAACGTTAGCGTTCAATAGTTGTAAGCATCAGCTTGGTTGGGGCGATAAAGTAGATCGTTGGAGGCCCGATGGAGAACTACCAGAGCGTGAATTGTATATTTACGTAGATGATGGTAGAGATGATATAGATTGGGTTTGTCCAAAACCTAATGCTTATTGGGCAATAGATACGCATTTAGGATATGACTATCGTTTATGGAAAGCCAAGCAGTTCGATCATGTATATTGTGCACAATTAGAGGGGTGTCGCAAAATGCGTGAAGATGGCATTAAAAACGTATCATGGTTGCCATTAGGATTAAATACAATGGCGCATCCAAACCTTGCTGAAATGATGTCTCATTCTAATAAAGACAAACATACTAAAGGACAGTCTTTATCAAAACAATATGATATTGGATTTGTAGGTTTTATAAATCAAGGGGCAGGAAAAGGCTCTAATAATAGAGTTGAATGGTTAGATTATATCTACAATAAATTTCCAAAATCATGGTTTGCATATAATAGATTTTTTGAAGACATGGCAGTTATTTATATTAGATCTCGTTTAGGATACAACATTTCAATAAGAAATGATCTTAATATGAGATTTTTTGAAATATTGTCTACAGGCACTTGCTTGTTAACAAATACAAATGTTGAAGGTATTACAGAATTAGGTTTTATTGATGGAGAGCATTTTTTGGGATATGAAGGAAAAGAATCTTTGCATATGGTCGCAAATTGGGCATTAAAAAATCCAGAGGAACGTGAACGTATAGCTGCAAATGGTATGGAGTATGCAAGAGAAATTCATACTTATGATAAGCGAATTAGTAAAATTTTAGATGACGCAAAAGTAAAAAAGTTAGTATAATAAATTGGAGGGTGATCTTGCATATGGATTCAAGAAGATCGGCTTCTTGAGGGGGTTATGCAAGTGATCCCTCCACTATTGGAGAAATAAAATGATTGGAAACTCATATTGGAGTCAAGGTGCTGCTGGTACAAATAGTGGAGCTACCGCAACTCAAGCTGCTGATAGCACACGCCAATGGATTGTTACTAGCCTTTCTGGACATACTGACGCAAATTCGTTGTTACAAATAACAGATGGAACAAATATTTTGTTTGAAGGTCGAATAGATATAAGTAAGAAAGGTTTTCATTTTAATTATACTGGATTAGTTATTCCTATAGGACAAGGAAAAGCTGCTGAAGGTAAAGTTATTAGCTCAACTAATGATTGCTTTGTTGCTATTTGTGGGCATTCTGCTCCATAAAATAATTATATAAAACCCCCTCAAGGAGAATAGTATGTTACGTAAAAAAACTGCTGCATTGTCTATTGATAATACATTAACGGAAAAGTTGCAGGATGAAATTAAAAGCGGCAAGTATTCTTTAGATGAAGGCGTACCATTACCTTTGTCTAAAACAGATAAATCAAAAATTATTTATCGCAAATATGAAGCAGAGTCAGATATGATAACTGACACTCGACATAAAGAGTGGCATGAAACGTTAGTGGCTCATCCAAAAGTTGCTATTTTAGGATTAGAAGACAGGCTTTTAGATGATGACATTTCGGGAATATCTACTGACGATGGTATTATTATGACGTTTGAAGGAGAACCTTTACAGACTGTTTGTATTGATGCTCGTACAATGAGAGTTCTAACTGAACAACAAGCTGAGTTAGAAGAAGAAGCTACAGGACAACAGTTTGTAAGGTATACTGAATGGGGTTTTCGTCTTGCTGATGCTAAATTAACAAATGGGCCAGAAGCAAGACAAAGACTTTCAGAAACATATGAACGTCAGAAAAATCAAGAGCAAGCAGAAATGTTTAGTTCTATGGAGTCATTTTTTACAAAACTAATGACTCGACTTGAGAGTGACGGAAAAGTAATTAATAGCCCAGAAAATCTTGCTAAAAATTCTGATATAATTACAGATCCAAAAATTGTTATGCAAGAATTATTACAAACGCATAGTCCCGAACAACTAAAAGCTATGGTAGAATTAGAAGAAGCAGAAAATGATATAATAGAACCATTGTCAAAAGAAGAAATGAAAGAAGCGAAAGCAGAAAAAAAAGCTCTTGATGAATTAGTTGAAAGCGGTGAAGTAGAAGAGCTAAAAAAATGAATTTTAAGGAATAGGTCTAATGACATACGAAGAGCTTTATCAAGAACTTAACTTGCTAGCTTCAGAAGAAGATGGTGATGATTTTGAAGACATGGCAAAACGTTCTATAAATCTTCATTACTTTGAATTGTTGTCAGAAACAAATACAGATTTAGAGCGCAGAGAATTTACTATTACCGTAGAAAATGGTGTTAGTAAATATGGAATGCCTTTATATGTAGCAGATGTATTAAATATAGAAGATGATGACAACGATAGGCCATTAGATTTATTTGGTCCACATGAATATGACCGAAGACATTCGGGAACATCTAATACTGGAACGCCAGAAGAAGCTTTTTGGATAGGCGAGCACGGTGTTCAAAAACAGCCTACGCAAGCAGGAGCATTAACGGTTGAGTCTTCAGACAATACTGATACTGGAGGCAATTATCAAATAGTTATTCATGGAATGGTAGGAGGCGTTGATACCAGAGAAGTTGTAGACTTTACTGGTACAACGCCAAGTTCCACTACAAACTCTTTTGATGCTTCAGTTAATGCTATTGGCATTAGAAGAGTAGTGCTAAAAAATAGAAATAATACTACATTTACAGGTAACGTAACTATAAAAGATACAGCAGGGGTTGTTTTAGCTGTTATACCCCCATATTATGGAGACAGTCCTTCATATCAATGGTGGGAATTTTGGCCTTTCCCTGCTGCTACGCAAACTTTTGTAGTAAGAAGTTTAGCTCACAAACCCCCCTTAATTAATCCAGAAGACTGGCCCGAATTGCCAGAAATGTTCCATGATCTTTTGATCTATGGACCGCAATCTGTATTATTAGCAGGTAAAGGTAAAGAAGCTGCTGCAAATAGAGCATTGCAAAAATATACAGATCGCAAAAGAGCTTTTATGGGAATGAAACAACATAGAGGAGTAAAAACAAGACGGTTTCGTAATGTTAGTAATCCTTATGTTCAACGTGGAAATTTTCGTAAAATACCTAATGCTGTAGAGTAATATGCCAAATCCTACAAATTTAACAGGAATACGTAAGTCTCCTATTTTTAGGATGAGAGGTTTAAAAGATAGACTAGTCTATCCTAATCAAGAATTGTCTCCAGAAAATTGTATAGAAGTTTCTAATATTAACTTTAGTGAACAAGAGCTTGCTTCTTCTAGAAAAGGAAAAGAAAAATACAATACTGCACAGCTACCTAATGCAGAACCATTAGTAGGTTTTAATCAATCAAATTTTTTAACTGGAAAACAAATTTTATATTGCACTCCAGATAAAATTTATTCTGATGATGGAACTACAAGAAAAGACATTACAGGCTCATTAACTCCTTCGGGAACTAATAATGATCACTATTCTTTTGCTTTTATAAACGATACTCTTGTAGGAACTAATGGCGTAGATATTCCTTTTACTTGGAATGGAGATTACACTAGTCCAACAAATGCTGCAGCATTGACGTTTGCTTCTGATTCTATACAGTTTACTAAATGCTTAGATGTTGTAGAGCATAGAAACACCTTAGTTATACTTTCTCCTACTGTTAGCGGAACGTTGCAGTCTACACGTATTTTGTGGGCAGATATAAATACAAGAACATATGATGTAGACATAAATCGTTATCTTAATGCTAATAGATTTGAAATAGGAGGTATTGGCTCAGCTCCAATTATTGGAGGTGTAGACAATTGGGAAAAACTTTGGATTATGAAATCCGATGGAGTTTATCCCGGAAGATTAGAGTTTAGAACTGGACATATAGAATATGTTCCCGATGAAGAGCAAGGGGCTTACAGAGGATTTAGTCCAGTAGCTAAATCAAGCTTTATAGCTAGACCAGATTTTATTTTTGGCATAGCACAAGAAGGTGCTTTTATAATTAGAAAAACAGGACAATTTGAAATAGTTACTTCAGAAATTGATTTTTCTAATTTGTTTAATAGAAATAGATTGCAAAATGCAATTAGTACTGTTAGAGAAGATGATCATCAAATAAGAACATTATTGCCATCTAAAACTAATGTTAGTGCAGGTTATGACAAAATATTAGTGTATGATTATTTAACAGGTGATATTTCTATTGAAGATTTTGTTCAAAATGAGCTAAGTTGGATTGCAACATATGAGCAAAATGGAGATGAAAATGATTTTCATGCTTCACAAGCACAAGGTTATGTATATAAAGCTAATGTAGGGAATGATGATGATGGGAGCAGTATAGATTGGACTATTACTATGGCTCCTAATGATTTAGGGTTTCCGGGTGTAGACAAAACAATTCATTCTATTGTATTATACTATAGAGATATAGGTGAAGGAAGACAGTCAATAGCATTGACAATGGTTAGAGATGAAGGTTCAAGATCTTCTAGAACCAAACAAATAGATGAATTTGGAACAGATTTGCAATATGATGAAGGTCATACTTACGACTCTGGTCTTATTTATCCAAGTACAGGAAACAACTCTGTAAGATGGGGCGTTAATAGAACTGCTATGAATATTGGAATGAGATTTTTTGGAAATTCTATAGTTAAATTAGTTGGATATCAAGTATACTATACAATAGATGACACGGAATTTAACACTCCTGCATAGGCAAAAAAATGGCTAATGTAACAACTCCTACAGAATCTACTCTACCTGTTGCAGGTGGAGATATTATTGCTGCTCCTTTAAGTGGTTGGATTACAAATTTAAAAAACTTTGTTGAAGGAGCTAATATAGATGAAAATAATGTAGACTATACATCATTTGATGGTATAGTTGTAAAAGCTCAAACTCAAACATTGAGTGGAGCAAAAACATTTTCATCTGCAATTACAGCTTCTGCAGGATTAATTACTGGTGGTGTTATTATTTCAGACACTGACAGTACTGATGATTTAGGATCTACTTCCAAAAGATTTGCAAATCTTTATGTAGATAGCATAGGAGATACTGGACAAGATCTTACTATTGCTGCTACTACTACAAACTTACCGTCTGGTCATATAACTGATTATAATTCTGCTGATGTTACAATAACTCATGCAGCAAATACATTAACTATAGCAGGTGGTAATACTGTTGTAGACTCTTTAACGTCTGGCGGTAATATTGTTTCTGATACAGACTCAACGGACGATCTGGGAACAACGGGCGTGCGTTGGGCGAACTTGTTTGTCGATGATGTAACGGTCACCAACAACGTCACCATCGGCGGCACACTGACGCTAACGGGTGGCATAACGCTCAACGGTAATACTACCATTGGTGACTCTAGTGCCGACACTCTTACGGTCAACAGCACCATCACCAGCAACCTCATATTCACGGATGCGACCTACGACATTGGCGCGAGTGGTGCTACACGCCCCCGTGACCTTTTCTTGAGCCGCAATGCAGTAATGGGCGGCACACTAGGCGTAACTGGCCTCATCACAGCTACAGGTGGCGTAAGCGGTGCGCTGACAGGGAACGTCACTGGTAATGTCACGGGTGATGTTACTGGAGATCTGACAGGGAATGTTACTGGGAACGTTACTGGAAATGTTACGGGCAATGTGACGGGTGACGTTACGGGAGACTTGACGGGTAATGTAACTGGAAACGTCACGGGCAACCTAACAGGCGATGTCACGGGAAATATCAGCGGCAACGTCACTGGCGGCACGATCAGCGGCACAACGGCAACCTTAACAGGCGCACTCACAGGCACTACGGGAACATTCAGCGGCTTAATCTCTGGCAACGGTGGAGCAGAAATAGGAAGCAACACCGCAAAAGTTAAATTTTATTCTGACTCCACTTACAGCGGAATTTATAACGGCTCATCATTAACCTCAGACGAGTCGTATTATTTCGGCAGCGGAGACCATTTTTGGTATAGTGACGGTTCTGTGGCGATG